GGAGTATTTCACTCCAAACTACGCCCTCCGGTCAAGGAGGGACCCCTTATCCTCACGAATAAGGGTGCCAACCAACCTTATAGGAGCGAACGCCATCACGAGGGATAACTCCCTCCTGACGATTCCCACACCCATAAGTGGCGCAAGCTAGGACTACTTCAGGTTCAAACAATCGATACTTAACGATTGCGACCTTGTGAGGTCTGAAGACCCGAAGGTACCTAATGCAGTTGCGTTCTCGGATGGTCCAGTACGGTTCCTTGTCATGGATGACGAGGTCCCCGAGGGCTTCTGGCCCCCGACACATTCGCACCCTGGAGGGAAGCGAATCAAGTACACTAAACCAAGCACGCCTGTTACCAGCAAAGCCGCAAGCGGTAAGCCGGCGATAAAGCGCGCTAATTCCGTTGGCAATTGCAATGAGCTCCTGCGGTCCATTTGGGATTTCCTTTAAGTAGTAGGGTCTGACGGGTTTCCCGTCAAAGTAATCGGCCCCACAACTCTCACGGAAAGGCGATAACCCAGTAAACGTTTTCGAGGCGTTTAAAGAGAAACCGCAGAACTGCAGCAGCGAGATAACGGTCCTCGTTGCCCCGCGAGGGACAATGATATCATCTCCGAACACAAAGACATCATATCCCGGCTCTCCAACCTCGCCAGCCTTTCGGCAGGCGACCGTCGCAAGAGCGAGAAATATGAGGGTCTCAAGTTCGAAGGTGAAGCCGTTACCCATACTGGAGAACTTCTCCAGCCGTACCCACTTCCCGTCGATAAACGTCCTCTTCGATCGAAGATCGTCGAGGACAGAGAACCAACGAGGCGGGAGTAGCAACTCGACAAGATTGCTACATACGGTATCGCTTGCATTTGAGAGGTCGAGTGTTGAATACTCGAGGGTTTTCGAAGAAGCCTCGGCGACCTGCCGATGAATCTCCTGGGCCCTATCTAAGTCCCAACCTGCTTTCTCAACACGGCGACCATTGAGAATCGGGCCCTTCTTCTCACGAAGTCGGTTCCTTATCTCACGGCCGTACCCGAGTTGGAAAAATACGTTAATAGAGGGTTCGACAGCAATAGGTCGATCTATTAACGCGGTTTTTGGAACCGTTGCGAAACGGTTGCCATGGACAAAAGATAACTCTCCGTGATGTTGGGCCTGAAAAGCCCCCCACTTGGTACCTAACCATTGAGGAAGGTGCCAAATAGCATCACGTGTCAGACTGGCAGTAGAAGAAATTTTGTGGGGGATGGTTGTCATCTTCCCACGATCTGAATAAGTTGCTCCCGGCCCAAACCTCCCGATCGTGAGATCGGGGGGCGAATGGCCGATCCAGTCTGCGATCAGTTTCTGCACTTCTTGAAAAAAACAAGAAATGCCGTCTTCTCTATCTGAGGCGTTGGAGAAACGCTCAAGATAGCGACAGAGGCGCTCGTTGGATTTGAAGCAGTCTCGCTCGCCCTCCCACCATTTCTGATGGGCAGCCACTACCGTGTCGATTTTTGAAGGAAGCTCGGAGAGTTTCTTCAAGAAACCGGCGGCAGCGGCATCACGGGCGTAGGATTCTGCATCAAGGTAGCAACTGGGATCCACACTAACGCGTGCGATCCCCTCCCAATCGCCGGCCTTTAGCTGTAAGGCTAAAGAAAGGCTTAAAGGGGTATTGAGCTCTTCGTAGAACGAAAGAGCCACACGCGTCAATTCACTTGGCAGCATGTGAGACCTCATCATGTTCCTCCGTCTTCCGATTAGGTTGGCGGGTAGGCGGCCGCGATGGCTTGCTTGATCAGAGTCGATGCACACAGATTCATCATCTGGTACGCCGCCTCAGTCAAGTTTGCCGAAGGGATCGCCTGCGGGAGCACGATGCGCATGTCGAAGACCACTCGGTCCTTGGATGAGAAGACGTCGGTCGGATCCTCGATGGCGTAGGGAAACTCAGCTTTCAGGCTGAGGATCCGCGCCGTCTTGGGACCGTTCCAAGCGCCACCCATCCGAAGGATCGGGCGATAACCGACAGGCAGGGCCGTATCTGCGCCTGTGTCTTGACGCCAGATCGCGGGAGACTGATCACCCGCAGCAGCCGACAGAGCGTCAAAGACGATGTCGGTCGTACCGTCAGATTTCTTGACGGTGATACTCGCCATTGAAGGCATGGTTGGTATCCTCGCTAAAACGCGAACGAAGCATGCTTAACGCATGCGGTCAAGGAACTGGACAAGGAGCGCGAAGGCGTTAGCCGCGCGAGCCTTGCCCGGGACCTTGTAGGGGCGTAGACTTAACGTGGGTCCCTGAAGTTCAGGGACCCGCTCCATATACACGAAGGTAGCGACGGTCTTGCTCATAGGCGCGAACTGATTAGGCTCGCGAATGTGGTAAAACTGAGGCTTCCCCGTGCTATAGGAGGTGTATGGCTCTACGATGGCCAAACCGCGAAAATCCGAGGCCGACGCAATAACTGTGCCGACTGTGGAGAGCCAATCAATTAAAAAACTGAAAGGAACTCTTTCCCAAACTAAACTGCCCGGGTCATCGAGACCTAGCTGATTCAGTAAGAAGGCGGTCGGATTAACCACCTGCACCTTACATCCCATTTCACAGCGAAGGAGGTAATTCCACTCAGCACTGGTATAAAAACCAGTGTGAGGGACTCCACTCGAGGTGAAATGACGGCCGAGATCATAGGCACGAGCCTTGAATCTCACCCGGAACTGGGGTTTCCCAGCTAGGATGTCGAGCGCGTTGTAGACGTCTTGCAGTGAAGGCTTCCAACCAAAGCTGTATTCCAGCCAGTTGGAAGCGAAAGCTTTACGTGGATGTACTCCTTTTGGGATTACAGCCAGGCCGAGCTCCTTCGCCGCTCCGAGGAAATCGCCTCGGGCAAGACGTCGTCCGAATCGCGATAGCTGAAGTGCCCGTCGAAGCAAGGCTTCGACAGATTGCGGCAGCTCCGCGACAAGGACAGCCAAATTGGCAGGGTCAGATATCTGACCCCGAAGGCGTTCGTACGCCAGCGTCTTCACACGGTTATATGAAGAATGCCAATGAGGTTGTAGGTTGTAAACAGTAGCTACATCCCCAGCGTCCCAGGGTTGCGGACCTTCAAAAACAAGGCAGGTTGCTTGTTTAAGGAGGTAGCGACTTGGGAGGTTATAGGGTTTAGACTGCTTACAAGATCCCTTATATCTGTAGTACCATTTTGGGGTACTACCGACAGGAAGGGATTCCACCGAAAAGGTGGGTCCTACAATTGGTGCGACCATCATTTCTCCTCAGAAATGACGCCACCTTATGGAGCCATACGAATGGCCGGCGTGGTTAGCGCCTGAGCTAGCCCCCCATATTGGTATATATGGGGCCAACCGTAGGCAGTCAGCCTACGAAGAGACCTCCCTTGATCGGAACGTGGGGCGTACAAGTACGCCGCATTCCACCGACGATGGGGGAGG